CGAGTCTGCACGTACGGAATGTTGGTTCCGTATGCACGACGGAAGTCGTTGATGGCGAACTGTTCCTTGCCGAAGCGCAGAATACGACCAGCACGGGTCGGGGTGTCCACCACGGGAGCAATGAAGTTGGCGATGTTGGTCGCCGGGAGCATGAAACCTTGTGCCAGCGTAGTCAGAATAGGATCTACGCCCGCATAGGTTTGGGCTAGGTTCATCATGGGAGGGAGTACTCCGTAAGTCTATGAAATTGATTTCAACGGGTTGCAACCGCTTGGACTTACGCCCCGAAGGAACAGCCAAGCGATTAGCAACCAGATTACTCAGCTGAAGGAAACGGTCACCATGCGACGACCACCGATGTCGATGATGTCACGGATGGTGGGAACAGTACCGTCGGCTGTCACAGCGGTGCCGGAAGCCGAAGCCTGACCGATGGCGTTAACCAGCAGAGGGCTATTGTAAGTGATAGGAGCGGAAGCAGGATCCACTTCCACGAGCAGCAGACCGGAGGTAGCCACGGTAGCCAGACGAGGGGAGGCAGGGGCGTCAGCGAACAGGGGGATGAAAGCCTGGTTCACACCGAGGATAGAAGTAGGAGTGGCACCGGGCAGGGTGCAAGTGCCTACAGCTGTTCCTGCGCTCACGCAGCGAAATTCGCCGATAGCAACGCTGGGGTCTGCGGTGAAGGTCTCGGCAAAACGGATGTATTGTTTCCCGTAAGCCGGAGCCGAGTTGGTCGAGGTAAACATTTTAGTCTCAACAATAGGGTTTCAATGTGATCTCCGTAGGTGTGGATTTAGTTTGTTATTGGAGATCAGTTCCCCACAATGGGGGCATTCAACTTTGGGCATAGGCCCGTGAGGTAGTTTTCCTAAGACATACCCTTCTCCAGGGCATTCTTTAGACCTTTTGTTGTTTAGTCCGTTGTTCCAGTACGGCAAACTACCGGTGGTGGCCCCTCCTTTCTTTTTCCCATCTAGGGGTTGAGCAGCGTTCCCTTTCCTAGCGTTAGCTCGAAGAATCTCTCGGGGAGTTTCTTCGTTGTAACGTCGGATGTTTTCAAGAGTGGCTTGTTGAGCCTTTGGGCTTCTTCGCCACCCCTCTTTCATGGCCTCTCTCCTTGCCTTTTCCACAGACCAACCGCCAGAAAGTTGGTTTGCTGCTGCCAGATCGTATAGATCGCCAGTCTCCAAGTAACGAAGACGGTGCAGGAAAGCATGCATCGCCTTGTTCACTTTGACAAGATTAGAGGGATCGTCTGTTCCACCCGCATGACGCGGAAGTAAGTGGTGCGTATGCCAGATTGTCATGTAGTTTGTTTCTGTAACGGGTTTTTACCCTTACCGGTATTCAATCCGACAACGGCAACGATCCCAGCAACGGCATCCTCTCCCTGGCATTGGAAGGGAGCCTATGGGTTGCCACCCTGCGCGATCGTAATTCAGGCAGTCCGGGCAGACTCGATTATCGTGACGGCTGATTCGGCGCATCTCCTTGTAACCTGTGTCTTGGCGGTTCATAAAGATGCCAAGGTTAAAGAAGCTATAAGCCGGAGTCGCAATATACCGGAGTACTCTTCCAAACAAGGCAGGCCAAGTTCTTCCTACAGCACTTCGTCTAGCTGTCTCAATAGCAGCTTGTTCAGCCGGTGATGTGTCCATCCATTCTTCCGGGTAATCCGGGTCAAACTCAGGATCCACCGCTAAAACGGCAGCCAAATCTTGGTCTGACTCTTCGAAATCTAAAGAGTCGTCGCCATATTTCAAGACCCCTTGGTCCAAATAGTCTTTGGTTTCTTTCAAGAAGACGTTAAGAGGAGGAAGCATGCCTCCGACGATCGAAGACCATGCTTTTTCCATCTTTTCTTTTGGGCGGCTGTCGCCTGCGCCGAGATACACAGCAGCGAGAGCAGAAGTGAGGGTCTTATCGACGAGAGCACGTTCGTACTCGTCGAATTTCATGTCTCGGTTCCGGAGACCCTTGACAATTACTCGACCCTCTGCTTCCATTCTCTGTTCAAGCCTACTGAGGTCTGGGAATTTCTTCGCCAGACTCTCAGCTTGCTTAAAATAGGTTTCTCTCTGGCGTGTGGCTAAACCAACCATTGAGAGAAGATCCATCTCAGGAGTACATTGCCTTCTTCAGGGCTTCCACGTAGTCCATTTGACCACCACTTTGCTCCACCATTTGGAGAGCCTTTTGGTGAGGGTCCAGATCCACCTCGTCCACGAACTTCATGGAACCGCCAGCGTACTCGCTGAAGTCCACAAGGTTGGGAAGGCTATCAAGGATGCCAAACAGCAGGCCAGTGGCAGTTTCACCTTCGGAGAACTCAAGGACACCAAACTCCAGACCTTCAGCGAACTCAATGAGTTTGCGCTCAGGGATGATGGAGTCTACCATCTTGCCTTGCTCGTAGAGACCTTCCACGAAGCTGTGGATCTGCTCACGACGGTGAGCGATCTGAGCTTCACGGTACTCCTGCTTGATACGAGCGTTTTCGGCTTTCAGAGCTTGGAGTTCGGCATAGAACTCAGAGAATTCCATCTCTTTGCCCTTCTTGCCTTTCTCCTTCATCTCCATTTCCTCATCCTCTTCCTCGTCTTCGGCATAAGTAGAGCCGAATCCTGTGGAAGTGTAAGGATTGTCGCTTTCTTCGTGCTCAGCGTACTCATCGCCGCTGGACACACCGGAGGGGCCAGTTTCTTCGCCCACGCCACCATCATACTCGCCGGACAGAGGTCCCTTCTTGGACTTCTGGACACCAGCCTGATGCTCCACTTCAGAATGCTCAGAGGACATTTCCTCTTTGCCTTCTTTCTTGGCTTTCATCTTCATAGCGTTCTTCTTGAACGCCTCCGGCATTTCACCGTGGTCGGCACCGCCGGTAACACCGGAAGGACCGGTCTTCTCTGCGGGCTCGTCATCCTCATCGGAGTCGAAGGCACCAGGGGTCAGAGCTTTCTTGTTAGACTTGGGCTCGCCCTTGTAAGACTCGGAGTAAACGCCACCGGTCTTGAGGGTCATTTCATCTGGACCACCCTCGTACTCACCTGACAGAATCTTTTTCTTGCCTTCGGAGTAGACACCTTTGTTACCGGTGATTTCAGCTGGTTCGGGTTCGGCGTAGTTAGCCATAACAGAGCCGGGGATACCACCACCGTGAGAGTGAGGCATCTTCTGACCGCTCTTGATCTGCATCACGCGAGCGTTCTTGGCTTTGGTGACGTTTTCCATGCCAACGGCGAAGATCTCGTCATCGGGCATTTCTTCAGACTCTGTAGGCATCTTGCTTTCGGAGTCCACACGACCAGCAGGGTTTCCACCCGAGGCGGTCTGAGCGTCATTCACGCCGTAATCCACGTCGTCATCATAGACGTCGTTGTTGTACATCTGGTCGCGACTCATTTCGTCGTAACGTCCTTCATCGTCAGGGTCAACATAGCGACCGGTTTTCAGTCGGTCTTTTTCAATGCCATCGTTCTTGGCAGCGGGACGACCTGCGTCATGCTGCTCTTTGCCACGAGCGATTTCGTCGCGGCCGAACGTGGTCTCTTCGAAACTGGCTTTACCAGTCTTGTAGCGGTCTTCCGACTGCTCATTGGATTTCCCGGTGTCGTAACGACCGAAGTTACCGTCGCGCTCTTCAGGTTTCTCGGGGTGGCTACCGAACTTAACCTTGCCGGGGCGAGGGTTCTTCTTATCGGTTACGCGATCACTTTCAGCGTAATTGACCTTACCGGGCTCCATGCGCGGATCGCGCATTTTTGGGTTGTGAGCACCACGCTCTTCGTGATCAGTGTGCATTTCATCACCCTCTTCGTAGACGTTCTCTACGATTTGGGAGACAGAACCGTGCTTGGTGCTTTTCTTTTTGCGGCTGATGCCTTGTTCTTCCATGAAATTAAAGTCCTCTTCTGGGAACTGGTCTTCAAGATCCGCAACAGACCTAGCGTTATCTCCTCGTCGAGGGCGATGCTCTGAGAATTGTGCGGGATTGCTCGGATTTTCAACCTCGGATGCGTTGTCTTCCTGCTCCGCCACTTCAGCGTCAACGTTTTCCGCTTCCGCTTGTGGGGAGTCAGCTCCGGTTGCTTTGTTGACCTCGGCCTGCATTTCACTACGAGCAGCGTCCAGCTTCTCCTTTAGCATCTCCATAGGACCAAGCTCACGGATCATCGTGGGACCTAGCTCTTCGTCAAACACTTGGTCGGGAGTGAGCGTTATGGCAAAGTCGTAGACTCCAACACGCTGGTCCCATTCCGCGAAGTTAAACGGTTCTAGACCTTTAACCGCCGGAGGAGCGGCTCCCAGCAAAGCAAGGTGACGGGCAGTCCACTTGCCAGGATGGGGGTTGATCTGTGAATCGGGAGAATAGAAGGAGATGGAGCACTTACGGTAGTGACCATCTTTGACGAGGTCTTTGGCGACGTCGGTGAAGGCAACGTTAGCGTAGAGGTTGTCCCCTACGCGTTCGAAACCTTTAATCCACCCGTATGCGGGTAGACTATCCGAGTCACCTTGGTGACCCAATACCAGTGGAGCCTCATGGACCTGCGGGTCGTAGGATTCTACTACCTGTTGAAGATCCTTGGGGCTAAAGGTTCGGGCCACTCCTTGAGCAGACGTTTGGTCGCCTGCTTTGAACACGTGGATACGTTTCTGGAACATGGCCTATAACTATAGACAGGCTTTGGTTGGGGGTTTGAGCTTAGACTCCCCTGGTGAGTTCCCCTGTCAAGTGCGAACTAAGAGTGTTTTACCCGAAGATCTCGTTGAATAGGTCGTCGGTTTCTTTGTCCATTCCGACAGCCTCATCTTCTGTGATCTTCTCGTCTCCGAAAGGTTTCTTCTCTTCGCCTCCGAAAACTTTATCGTAGAGATCGCCATCCGCTTCAGGATCGTACTTTTCGGGGGCGCCTTCGACGTTAGGGGCTGCCGCCTCAAAGTCTTCTTCTTCAGCCAAATCCACCTTGAAGTGGTTCTGTATCCACTCCTTCTTAGGCTTGTATCCCGACTGGATCATCAGAGACACATCGGCCATGGTCAAAGTTGATTCTTCGAGTCGGAACTGGCGGCTGATTTTAGGTGCCTCAACATTGACTCCGAAGTTGAGATCAACGATCCAACGGATGAGAGTGTCGCTAAGAGTTTGAGATATGAGCTGAGACAATTCGGACGCCCGAATCACTCGAACCAGGTTTGCTACCTGGGAGGAAGCACGTGAACCTGCTTCAGCTTGGCCCGCTTCGTCCTCACCACAGATAAGAAGGGATATCTCCTTGTCGATGTACTCGATTAGATTCATGAAGATGTCCGCTGAACCAGATGGGTTCAGGAACTCCAGCTCATAGCCCTCGGGGAGGATCATCGCTGTCTCTTGAGACAGGTTGGAAAGGTGATCGTAAAGGGTGTCGATCTCGATATTCGAAGCTGAGAGCGGTGCCTTAGCGATAGCCGTGGGAGTTGCGTAGCGATCTCCGTACAGAACGTAAGACTCAATGGCACGGCGACGGAACTTAACAATCGGGTAGAGGATACGACCCAAGCCAGTTCCATACGGGTCGCCAGTGTGAGAAAGCCAGTAACGCTGAATTATGAATTTCCGAGCTGGTAATTCAATACCCTCAAACATCCGGTTGAAGGTCAGCACGCGCATCGTAAATCCAGTATCTGCGCTTTCAGATTCCTGGAAAACGAAACGACGCTGGTCTCGGATTCGAACGTCAAAGGGGATGATTCCTTGCTTAGACTTCTTCCACATCACCTCCCCGACGCTAAACCCACAAACCAATGCTTCCCCTAAACCCTTATAAAGGTCGTCGATATCAATGTATTGAAGGGCTTCTTCGACGAAGTCTTTGACGGCTAAATCCCCTGGCTTCTCACTCGCGGGAGTAAGCAGCCAATCCCTTGAAGTGATCTCCTGGCAGAGCTTCATGAAAGAAGACTGAACAGAAGAGTCCCAGAGGAGACGCTTGTAAATGATGAGGGCACGGTTTCCGCCCTTCTGAATAATAAGATCGTCGTCGGGACGAACGATCGTGTTCCCCTGCCCCGTAAAGGGAGACGAGCTACCGAACATGTAAATGCTCGATAGATTATAGGGGTCCGTAGTATACTTGGCAACCTCACCTTGGGGGACCGGTGGGATCTGGAAACGTTTCGCCATCAGATGCTTAGGGTGAAAGAAAGAGGAGGTTGCGGTGCTCCGTCAACGTAGTAGGATATTAGCACTTTATACAGACCGTCATCCCCCTGGGTCCAATCACCAGTCACTTCAACTGACTCCACCTCTGGAACATTTTGGGAGACAGCTATCTGAAGCTGAGTGTTAATAAGATTAGGGTTCAGAACCTGGAAAATATAGTCATCGGTGCCGTAATTGGCTCTCATGACTCGTTCGTACCATCGCGTCTCAACTACGGACAATACGTGTTGTTGGATGAGATCATAATCAACGGAAGTGGCCAGGCCACCGTTGCTAATAGTCAGGGGGTATTTCAGTCCCCGAATCCTAGGTTGTAAAGGATTTACGCTCATCGGCGATACCGTTTGGCCATCTCAAAGTTGATCTTCATCAGACGGGAACGCTTTTCGGCGTTCTCCATGCGAGTGTTAGCAACACGCTGCAACTCATCACGTAGTATATTGAGAGGAAGTGTTGCGTAAAGCATAGGCTCGAACAGCTCAGGTAGCGGTTCGAGGTGAGTCTCAGGTTCCCTTTCATCGGACTCTTCAAGGAGGCGAGCACAGAGAGCGCCTAAAGAGACGCCCTCCCGTGCTGCCCGTTGTTTGAGCTTCGAGTGAAGGGAATCCTCGACGTTGACAAGAAGTCTTTTCGCCATGGATTCCCGTTTCATCAGATAGCGTTGTCTTGACCCACGCCCAGAGCGTCGAGTTCGTTCTGCATGTTGCCAATGGCCACGCGGATGAGGTCCACTTCGATACGCTCGAGAGTGGGAACCGGCACCACGAACACCTTGGCATGAACGATACCGTTCTCCAGAGAGGCCGAGGTTTGGATTCGCTCATCGCAAATCACCTGGAAGGCTTCGCCAGGTTTAGCACCGAACAGAGCACCGCGAACATAGAGTTCGTTAAGGATGCTGTTACCGATGCTGATGATCTTGTTGTAAACGAGGCCGAAACCGTCGATCACGTTGAAGATCTGGCTGTCGAAGGCACGACGCAGTGAACCGTAAACCACGTTCATGATCACACGAGTGTTCACGAACTGGAACAGACGCTGCTCAGCGTCGTCCTGGTTGATTCGAGTGCGACCACCCCAGATGAAGACGGTAGAACCGTATCCAGGCAGGGTGCGGCAGACATTGCAGCCCTTCGGATTGAGAATGTCCTGCTGAGTGGAGTTGATCGGAATCTGAGCTTCCGACACACCGTTGAGTGGGAACTTGACACCAGCGGGAGGATACTGGAAGCCCTCGGAGCGGTAGCGGCGGATAGCCACACCAGTCACGTAGGGGCTCGGAGGAATCCAAGCGCCAGAGGCATTCTTCAGGTAAGGACCGTAGAAAGCAATGAAGCCACGAGCGTTGAAGTACATTTGGCTGTCATCCAGCAGCTTCTGAGCATCGTCAATGCCAGTCGCCAGTTGAACACAGGCCGGAACGCCTTCGTTGAAGGTTCCACGCAGTGCGTAATCCACCAGCTCTTCCGAAGTGATAGCGTTGAAACGCCACAGGTTGGAAGGAGCTTCCTTGTAGGAGGTGTAACGCATGGTGACGCCCGCACCCCAAAGGACGATCTTCTGATCGGAACCATCCAGGTAGACCGGAGTCATGTAAGCTTCTGTTGCGCGATCCTGGGCTACCAGTGGCACGCAGAAGAAGTTATCGGTCTCGTTGTTCTGGAGGTTGAGTTCACCGAGGAAACCAGCGGTGAGACCTTCTCCGTAGGGGGAGTAGTACTTGTCATCCACTTGACCTTCAACTTTGTAGAAGCCGATCTTGTGTGTAGCACCATCGCCTGCAGGAGCAGTCAGAGGGTCGAGACTTGCCGAGACGAAACTAGGCAGAACATTGTAGGTGTTGAAACCATATTTGCGACCGCGAATCAGGTTCACCACGCCTTCATTGCTGTAGGCATTGGTGTTCTCGCGAGCGATACCCAGACCCGAGTAAGCCAGGGTTGTTTGACTTGCGGTAAGAGCAGCCCACTGAATGAAGATTCGGCTGTTCAGGTTGGTCTGAGTTGTGGCCAGTTGGAACTGGTTGCCGTTGATAACACTGACGTAGTACTTCACAGAAGCCTGGGAAGTAGAAGCAGTCACCAGAGTACCGCCAGCAGCCTTGGTCAGCGAAGAAGTGAAGTAAATCACTTGCCCGTTGTTCAGTCCGTGGTTGAGGCAGTTGAACACAGCGGTGCTCACCGAGGCAGAAGGATCTTTCTTGGTGATGTTTGTATCGGCGAATGTACGAGTGAACTGAGCAACGTTGAAATTCTCGGTGCTGTTCTGGAGTGTTCCAGGCAGGTGCAGAGTGTTCAGGTTGACAGCAGCGCTCGTGGTGTTCATGATGAGGTCAGAACTCTGACCGTCGATCTCCACATAGAGGTCCCAAGCAGGGATCTCATAGCTCAGGATTCCAGTTCCCTTGGTCTGCAGAGAGGCGTAACCCTGGGCAGGAACGATCGGAGTACCACCAGTGAAGGTCAGGTTAAGGGGCATGTCTGCCTCAGTGTAACCCGAACCAGCGTTGGTGATGGCCACGTTTACCACTCCGTAGCCCAGCACTGTGGTGCCGGAAGCAGGAGAGATAGTATTGCCGGAGTCCAGAGCCGAAGGAGTGAACTGGAGAGTAGGAGCACCCAGATACCCGGAACCACGGTTTACGATGCTCACAGAAGCAACGCCGAAACCCTTAGTTGCCGAAGCAGAGGCAGAAGTTGTAGCGTTGCCACCAGTGAAGGTAACGCTCACGTTATCGCTCGTGGCGTAGCCGGAACCGCCGGAAGTCAGAGCAACCGACAGAACAGAACGACCCACGACGTAGCTCACGGCAGCACCAGAACCGTAGGTGTCGCCAGCAGCGTTGACCACGTTGATGAGAGTGCTCTCGTCGTAGCCAGAACCACCACTTCCAAGAGTGACGGTGCCCACGGGGAAACCGTAGAGAACGGTGGCGGAAGCTCCCGAACCGGTGGTGTCACCAGCAGTAGGGGTGAACTGCAGAACGTTGGGGTCAGTGTTGGTGTAACCGGAACCAGCAGCAGTGATGGCGACGGAAGCAACCGCATAGCCAACAACGCCAGCAGCCGTAGCTCCAGCACCCGAGGTGTCACCGGCGGCATTAGTGAAGCTAATGCCGAAGGAGGCATAACCGGAACCGCTGGTGTTCACTGTCACGCTAGCAACAGGGAAACCGAGGGTCACGACCAGGGAGGCGGGCTGCACCGTCAGACCAGCTGAGTTAGAGTTGGTTAAGGTGCCGTAAGAGCCAGCGATACAGGCGTCTACGTTTGCTTGAGTCCAGCCAGAACCGGCGCTAGAGACGCTTACGTTAAGGTTGTGAGGGGGAGCGAGTTGAGCCGACCAGTTCAGAACAATGTCTGTCTCAGAACCAGCGCCAGCAAGGGTGATGGTTCCGGTCTGAAGGGCATCAACTGCCGCACCACCGCTTTCCAGAACGCTAACCGCACTACCAATCGTACCAAGCACGGCAGTAGCAGCGGCAGAAGAGCCAGAGCCACTGATGTTAACGGTAGGAGGCAAGATGTAACCCGAGCCACCGCTGGTCACATTGACCACAGCCAGTCCACCTGTTGGGGCTAAGAAAGCCTGGAAGGTTGCGCCAACGCCAGTTGCACCGGCAGGCAGCTGAACAGTGGGAGGAGCTTGGTAGAGGGAGCCACCACCAAAGCTGGCGATTCCAACGGCAACGCCACCTGTTGTGGCCAAAGTTGCAGTACCACTTGCCAAAGTGCCAGAACCGGTGAAGCTCACGGAGGGAGCAGCGGTGTAGTTCTGACCTGGGTTGCTGAGTGTCAGGGTCTTGATAGCTCCAACAGGGGACAGCACTGCGGTTGCAGTTGCGGCCACTCCGCCAGCGGCGGCAGGAGCACTGATCTGAACGTTGGGCAGAGACTCGTAGCCCACACCACCGGAATTCAGAGCCAGCTTGGCCACGTTTCCGTTGATGGTTGCCAAAGAGGCAGTCACTTGGGCACCCGCGCCAGGATCGCCAGCAAGGGGAACCACAGCCACGGTTGGAGTGTTGGTGTAGCCAGATCCAGCCACGGTAACGTTGGCTTCGTCAACGATGCCGGTAGAACCCAGAACAGCAGTACCAGTAGCAGTTACGCCGCCAGCGGCTGCAGGAGCCGGGAAGGTCACGACAGGCAGATCGCCCACGTTGTAACCTGTTCCAGGATTAGTGATCACCACACCGGTGACTGCATCACCAAGATTGCCGACGCCAGTGGAAGTATCCACAGGAATGCAACCAGGGGGAAGCGTGTGAACACCGGGGAGTGCGGGAGTGCCGTCACCATCGAGGCCACCTTGGCTGATGATCCAGTTGTAGGCAGTGATAGCCTGAGGATAAGTCTCAGCGAAGTAAATGTAACCGGTAAAGGTCTTGTTCGCGGGAGTCAGGTAGGTGGGAACCACATAAACGGTCTCACCTTCCAGAGCGGCAAGAGCACCAGAGCACTGGCTCAGAACCACAGGAGTACCGGCTTCCTTGGTGGAAGGCCAGTTCTCACCCACGAGGTCGAGCAGACCGGGACGGTCATACTGAGGAGTGGTGCTGGTAGCAAAGGTGATGGAGCCGTTGTCACGCAGCGAGAGGAACTCGTCGGGGATGATGTTGGTGTTCTGAGATCCGTTAACGGCGTAGGAAGGATCCGACTCGTTGGCGCTAAGAGGAGTGTAACGCAGCTGATAGTAATCAGTGTTGTCAGCAGTCCACTCATAGACGGAGTTACCGACCAAGAATTCTTGGCCAGTGGTCAGAGGAGCAGCAGCTTCATGCTGCAGCATTCCCGAGTACTCCAGAATGTCGGTCACATTGTAAGGACCGGCATCGGCGATTGCCATCCACTTGTGGCTGTTGAGCTCAGCCTGGAAAGCCATCTCTTGGCCAACCAAACGACGCTCCACAGGACCGAACTTGGCGAAAGCCACAGGAGCGGTCAGGTAGCCCTGATCTTCTTGGTCAACGAAAGCGGTGCGGAGGCACTGGAGGTAATCAGCTACCAGCTCGTTAACGCTGTCCTTACCAGGGATGACAGGGTTGACGTCGTAGGTGTTCAGAGTGAACACGTAATAGGCACCGTCACTCGGGGGCTCACTTTCCGGCACGCAGCTAACAGGAGCGTTAAACTGACGACCAGCCAAGTACTCGTAAGCGCACTCGGTGTTCTCGGCGACGCACACACCCACATCGCGAACGATGGTTCCGGCGGAAACGTTGGGGTCTGTAGCGATGGCGGCGGCAACAGCATCACGGATTGCGATGGCAATCTTCTTGTTGTTGTCGTAGTTACCCTCGACGTAGTCCACGGGGATGGTCACAGGAACACCTTTCCAGGTGCCGCTGTTGGTGAATTGACCGAGGCGAGCGCCGTTGATCAGCAGCTGGGCGTGAACGATGTCACCGGCTTCCAGAGGGGAGGAGATACCCAGACCGTTGGTCTTGAGACCCGACGGGTTCAGCTGAAGCTCCACCACATTGGCAGGAGTGCCCACGCGAACCACATAGAGGCGTCCCACATAGGATTGGTTGAAGAAAGCTTCAACGCACTGGTAGGACAGCAGCTCCAGTTTAGTGGAGGGGATCACACCGCCGATCAGACGGGTGTATTCGCGAAGGTTGGTGACGAGCACGGGCTCGTTAAAGGGGAAGAGGGTTGTAGGAACCTCCACTTCCACTTCTACCAGCATGTAGACGGTGCTAAATGCTGCGATAGCAGGGGTTGCTGATTGACCAGCAACCTCATTGATATAGACTCCGGGGGCTCCCCCGAAAG